TTCCGGTGCAAGCCTTTTTGAGTGTGGCCGTAACCGGATTGAATGCGGTCTCTGTCGTTCTGCAGCAGACCGGCTTAACCGCGCTTCAAGTCACAGAGAAAATCAGCACTGCGCTCGCGTCCACCATCGCGCTGACTCCGGCCATTCAGGATCTGCTGAAAGGCGCCCCAGCCGCGATCGCTTCCGCCGTGACCCAAATCATTTCCATCGTCGCCCAGATTGTGGCCAACTACGGGGCTCATGCCGTGAACGCCAGCGTGCGAAGCGTGGCGCAAACGACCTACTGGGAAGCGAGCAAGGGAGACGACAAGCGCCTGGCCTCGATCCACCTGCGGTGCGAGACGCTCTTGCAGAAGCTTCCGGCACACTAAATGGATTGAGGGAAAAATGCTGATCCCTGACCCGATCATCATCATTCTCAATTCGGACTGAACTACGGTTTCCTATTTTATTGGGAAACCCGCGAGTCGCGATTATGCCGGCAGAAATCTCGAACTGGAATCGGTCGGCCTGGCATGGAGATACCTGCCAGTAGTGGAAACTGATGCATGTCCGAGCGTCGCCTGCACCAGATGAATCGGGCAACCGGCATCCAGGCTATGGCTGGCATGCGCATGCCGGAACCAGTGCGGACTGATCTTGTCGGCCAGGCCGGCACGCTTGGCAGCAGCGCAAACAATACGGTACACCTGGGACGGATCCAGATGGCCGCCGCCTTTCGCTTTTGATCGAAACACCGGTTCATCCGCTGCCGCGGATCCGCGAAGCTTCTCCAGCGCTTGCCAAATCGTCGCCGTCAGGCGGATCGCTCGAGTTTTTCCGCCCTTGCCGAACACCGTGATCTGGCCCAGCTCCGCCACCGGTTGGACGTCGCGCCAGCAGAGATCGCACAGTTCACTGACTCGAAGGCCGGCCACATACAACAGACGCAGGATGGCAGCGTTCCGCGGCTTGGGCTCGGCATGGATCAGTTGCAAGACGATATCTTGCGGCATAATCCGCTCGGCCAGCGAATCCTTGACGCGCGGCAGTTCGAGCAGCAGGCCCACATTCAACTGGAGCAGGCCGGCTTTCTGAGCGAACGTCAGCAGGGATTTGATGGCGGCCAGCGCACGCGCCTGACTGCCAGGCTGCAAGTCTACCAGGGAATCGGCGAACGCCTGCAGGTCGCTCAGCTTCACCTGGATCAGCGGCCGCGCCACGAAGGCCAGGAATCGCGCGACATCGTGCGTATAGGCGCGCTGCGTATGGGAAGCCAACCCGTGCAGCCATAGGGCGATCAGTTCGGTGTCGCCGCCTGCAGGCGTCCCGACGACGGCTGGAACCTGGGAAACGGTCGTGAGAACGTCGTCCATTCGAACCTCGCATGGGCTACATGATTAGGTCTCTTATCATGCATGTTTTATGGTATATCGCCCGTGTCGTTTTCCCGAATAATGGCGACTTCGAACGCTGGCGAATGCGCGGGCGTGGCTGGCGAACCAGCACGGGCGGTTTCGTGGTCTGACGTGCAGTTTCACACACCACGTACCAGCGGAAGCAGCGCGGCATTGAAGCGGCGCACAGTCATGCAGCCCGCGCGCGATTGCAGCGGTTCGAAGCTCACAACATCCAGATGCCGGCGCTGCCACTTAAGAAATGCACCGCCAATGGCTGCCGGGTACTGACCAGCAACGGACGCTGCCCTGATCACCTCCGGGGCAAGACAGGCGCACGAGGTTATGACGCAGACCACCGCCGCCTGCGCATCCTCTGTTTCGAGCGGGACGTCTGGCGCTGCGTCGACTGCGGCTGGGAACCAGAGCTCGTCAGGCTGTTTCGAGAGGCAGGCCTGGGCGTGCCTCCGGCCGAGCACGTCCTCGAGGAGCTCCGCCAGGCATTCAATCGCGGCGATCGCCACCTCCACGCCGATCACCAGATAGCGATCGAGCCGCGGCCGGACCTCAGATTGGTGCTCGACAACCTCAGGACCCGGTGCGACCAATGCCACAACCGGAAGACGGCGCTGGAGCGGTAGCAGGGCGTGTCGCTGCTGCGCAGAACCCCGGCCTACGTCGCTGCTGCGCAGAACCCCCGGACCGGTGGGCGGGGGCGGTTCTAGGACCTACGGAAAACGTCGGCCCGCGACCGCCCGCGGCCGTTTACGCAAATCGGCGAATAGGTTTTGCGGAAAGTGGCGGGTTTGGAAACGGCGGATTTAAAAAGTTTTTTGGACTGCTCCGAGGCGATTCCAGCGCCCAGATGCTAGCTCTTTGGCGTTGTTGCACTTCCGGCAGGCGCACGCGACGTTGCTTCGGTGATGCGGGCCACCATCCGCAAGGGCGATGATGTGATCCATCTCGGGAGCTCGATCGTCGAGAGAGCCACGGAGTCTGCGGGGAGTTTCGATGCCGCACAGATAGCATCTCCACCCACCGCGCTGAAGTATCTCGATGGGGTTGAACGATTCCGCGATGCCGCTCCGCTGTCGCCCGCGGCGCGTCGCCTTTGTAGTTCGGCCTCCATGTTTTCTGAGGCACTTCGTTGAACAGAACGCTCGTTTCTTTTCGGGGTACTTCGGAGCAAAGATCCTCCCGCACTCCCTGCAGGGTCGTGGCTTCCTATCAATACGATCATTGCGAATGGACCATGCCGTACTTTCTTTGCAGGCAAGCTGTTTTGAGCATTCGCCTTCGCACGCACGGCGAAGCACGTTTCTCCGGAAGCATTTGATCCGCCCGCATATTTCGCAAGCGCGAAAATACACGGGAGAGAATTTTCCGTGAGCCCCGCGTCGCCGAAGCGCCTCTTGCCCGCGTTCGCGCCGCTGCAATTCAAAGCCGCAAGCACGCGAGCAGCAACGCTGCGCGCAGCCTACCAGCTTGTGCGGAAACGTCACGCCGCAGACTTCGCAGACGTGGGATGTCTTCGAAGCGAAACTCCAGGCGATTGCGCACTTGGCTCCGCAGCATTTTCGCTTTGGATCTTTTGAGGAATAGGCGACGCCGCACTGCGCGCAGGTTTTCGTGAGATCAGGCCGACGTCGGTGCTTTCTGGCGCACGCCCACGAGCAGAATCGCGTCTTGGCGAGATTGACGAAGCGCACTCCGCAAACTGGGCAGCAATGCTCTACCTGTCGGCTGGGGTGGGTGACGTGATAGGTTGCGTTTTTGCATTTGGATGAGCAGTGCTTCTTGGGCGGCCCGCGCTTCCCGCTGCGGTACGAGAATGGGCGCCCGCAATGCTTGCAGTCGGAAGTAGCCAGAGTGGGGCTATCGGGGCGCGGCATCTACTCCAAGGATGCACTCCAAACGCCAATGTTTACTAGGCCCAAACGCAGATTGAACCTACTGGTACGAATGTAATGCTGAGGGGCAGGAAGCCAAAACCGATCGCGCGCCAAATCTCGGAAGGAGACCCGCGCCAACGAGGCAAACGCAAGCTCGAAGCGAGGCTCGCCGCCGAGCCGAAGCCGGCGAAGGGGTTGCCGACTTGCCCACGTCATTTGAAAGGCCGCGCACGTCACGCCTGGAACTTCTGGGTGGAAGAACTGGCCGGCATGAACCTGGACCGAAGGCCCGACGCGATGGCCCTCGAAGGCGCGTGCCTGAACTACTCCCGCGCGGTGGAGGCGGATTTGATCGTGGCGCGTGACGGAATGATGGTCGAGGAATCTACCGTTACCAAGGAGGGCGAGAAGATCCTTCTCCGGATCAAGTACCACCCGGCCATCTCGGTGAGCAACGCCGCATGGCGCCAGTTGCGCGCGTTCTGCGGTGAGTTCGGCTTCTCACCAGTCAGCCGCACCAGGCTGGCGATCGAGAAGCAGGATGACGGGGTCGAGGACCTCGCCGCGCTGCTATCGCGACCGAGGCAACCGAGGACCGCGCCGGTTGTAAATTGATCTGCCCTTTTCACAACAGCATGCCGATGTCGCCTGCAACTTCTTCGAGTGCATCCTCAAGCACACGGCCGATGAATGGCACGGAACGCCGTTCATTCTTTGCCCGTGGGAAGAAGACGCGCTCGCCCATATCTTCGGCGACGTGGACGAAGACGGCAACCGCTTAATCGAACAGGTTTATCTCGAAGTGCCGAAGAAAACTGGCAAGACGGAGTTTGCGGCGGGAATACTCCTCCTGGTATCGGTCACCACTCCCACGCCAGGCTTCCAGGCGTACGGCGCCGCAGCGGCTACCAGGCAGGCCATGAATGTCTATCGCGCGTGCTGCAAGATGGTCGAGCAGGCGCCGCTGCTCAAGAAGCAGCTTCGCATTCTACGCGGCACGAACCGAATCGTGAAGCGCAACGATCCCGATTCGTTCTATGCCGCAGTAGCGGCTGACGGGGATATGGGCGACGGCGCCAACCCTGGCCTGACCGTGGCCGATGAAGTCCATCGATGGAAGACCCGCAAGCAGCTCGAGAACTGGGATGTCCTGACCAAGGGCGGCATCACCCGCAAGCAGACGCTTACGATCGCCATCACCACCGCCGGCGTGAAAGACGAAAGCCCGCTGGCCTGGAAGCTCCACGAGAAGACTCTCCGTATCGCCGCCGGCATCGTGAAGGACCCGCGGTTCTATGGGCGCATCTACGGCGCCGACAAGACCGACGATGCGAGTTTGCCGGCGACCTGGATCAAGGCCAATCCCTCGCTGAAAGAAAACGGCGGGTTCCTGGATAAAGACAAGATCCGCAAAGAGTACGAATCGGCCGTGGCGGAAGGCGATCTGACCAGCTTCAAACGCTACTTCCTCAACGTGTGGGATCAGAAAGAGAACCGCGCCATCGACATGGTGAAGTGGGATGCCAGCGCGGGGACGTGGGTAGCCCGCGGCCTCCTGGAAGCCACTCCCGAGAACCTGGTGGTCTGCCCGGACGGGACGGAGCGCACCGTGCGGCCGTTGCACCGAGATGCTCTGGCGCACTTCATCGAGCGGCGCTGCTGGGCCGGCGTGGATCTTTCGATGACCACGGATACGACTTCGGTGGTGTTCGTGTTCCCCTGCGAAGAGCAGGACACGTACGACGTGCTACCGTTCTTCTGGCTGCCGGATGGGAAGATTCGCAAGCTCGAATTGAAACTGGGCGTGCCGCTGGCGCAGTGGGGGCGCGATGGGTTTCTCGAGCTGTCCCACGGCGACGTGATCGACTATCGGGACATCCAGGCGCGGCTGAAGTGGGGCTCCAGTATGTTCGACCTGCAGGAGATCTGCTGGGACCCGTGGAACTCGCGTCAGGCGTCCGTACCGATGGTCGAGGACGGGTTCACCTGCATCGAAGTGCCGCAGGGGTACAAGAGCCTGAACGAACCGACCAAAAAGATTCTGGAGCTGGTCGTGCGCGCCGGCCTGCATCACGGCAATCACCCGGTGCTGCGGTGGCACGCGGGATCGGCTTGCACGATGACCGATGGCAGAGACAATGTCATGTTCTCGAAGCCGGACCGGGAGAAGTCTACCAGCCGGATTGATGGGATGGCGGCTACGGCAAATGCTTTTTTCCGGGCCATCACACCTGAAGAGAAGTCAGTTTCCTATACCGGGGTGCGGAGCGTCGGCTGATGCACGGGCAAGCGTAACCCAGGCGTACCAGCGGAAGTCACTCGGCACAAAACCGGAACACAAGTCATCAGTCAGTCGCGCGATTGTGGCGCTTGAAGCACCCAAGAACCAAATGTTTCCTGAAATCCGAACCGCCATCAAGCGCTTCCTCGATCGCTCTTCGGCCGAGCCCATCTCGATCGCCAAAGAAATCAAGGCAGCGGGCGGAATCTCCTTC